ATTTCTTTTCTTGTTCTAATTTCTTTTTATTATTTTCTTCAATTTGATTTCTTTCAATATTTCCTCTCAATAGAAGAGTGGCACTATCAAATTTTATCAGGTCAGCATTTACTAATTCAGCCGCCTTTCTTTCTGCTTCCCTCTTTGCATCAAATTCAACAAGTTCTTTTTCATTAGCGTCTTTTATTAAATCTAACTTAGACTGAAAATCAATTGCAAGTCTTTGCTTTTCTTTTTCTGCTGCTACTTTTGCATCTTCAATAGCCTTATCAGTGTCCTTTTTAGCTTGTATTTTAGCATCATCTTCTAATTTTCTTTTATATTCTGCTTTGTTGTTTTCAATTTCATTTGTTTTATCAGCATACTCTTTAGCTTTATCAATGCCACTTGCATTTGCTCTGCCTAATATACGTTGCTCTTCTAATAATATTTCTTGTTTCTTTTTGAATATTGCTTCTGCTGATGCACCATTTGCTTCTAATGATTTTAGTTCACGATTAAGTTGGTCAATTCCACCTTCTCTTGCAGCATTTAATTTTTCAGTTTTATCATATTGTTTTTCAAGTTGCTCATTAAGTTTTTCTTTTTCATCTTTAGCTTTTTTATCTGCTATGGCTTCCGCATTTATGGATTCATTGTATTCAAGTATTTTACTAATTAATACACCAACTGCTATTACTAATAATCCTATTCCTGTTGATGCTAATGTGGCTCTAAATACTTTCATTGCACCTGTTGATGTTCCAACAGCAAACGCATAAGCCTTTTGTGCTGCTGTCATTGTGCCAGTTGCTTGAGCATCTGCTATTTTTGCAGCAGTTAAAGATGTAAATGCCTTAACTACTCCACCTTTTATTTGATTTCCTAAATCAACAAATGACTTTCGGGCAACCATTACACCCTCAATACCATCAGCAAATGCCATTGTAGCCTGTAATTTAGCTATGGTTTTCTCTATATCTTCGCTTGTATTACCAAATAAAACGGCTGCACCACTTGCCGCTTGAAATCCTCGTACTACTCCGTTGGTTAATGTTGAAAGTCTTGCAAACTTATCAGGGTTTAAACCATTAACTTTTTCGTTTAAATCACCCATCTCATCCTTTAAGGATGCTAATTTAGCTGCTGCCTTTGTAGCTTCAGGGCTTAACTCCCCAAACTTACGGGCTAATGCAATAGCTTCTTCTTTGGCTTCCCTTAATTCGGTCTTAATACTTTTTACCGACTTATCAGAACTACCTTTGTTTATTTCTAAGTCTAAACTTATTTTCTTTTCTGCCATTATACTATTACTATTTTATAAAACACTACTAACTTTAAATCTCTGTTACCTGCTGAATATGTACCATCTGCTTCAATCGTTATATTATCAGCAAAATCTGTATTAACATTTGTAGAACCTACTGCTATAACTCCTGAACCTTCACCTAACCACTCTGTACCTAACACCGTTCCTACTGTTGTTCCTGATAATGTTTTTAGTTTTATATCTCCTGTTCCTGTAAAAGAATAATTAGTTGTTCCGCCAGTTATTGATAAATATAATTTTGTTATTTCATAATGTTCGTTTGAATCTAATATTGGGAGTAATGCCGTAATTGTTGAACCATCTATTTCTTGAACAAATGTTTCATCAAATTCTAATTCAAACTTTCTTTCTAAGTCTACTCCATTAATCATTGCTCCATCCCTAATAATATTTGCGTTATCTGAATTATGAACAAATACATTTGGTGCAGATACTTTAACATTATCAGAACCGTATATGTAAACCTTATCCCCTACATTTGTTATAACATTCCCTGTTCCGTTGTTTACTGTGTCTGCTCCTGCATTATATCCTCCTGCTCCTTTGTAAACATTATCTACTCTGATAATATTACCATCTTTTCCTAATGGAACACCTTTGGTTGGTATTTTACCACCTGCATCAAATATACCGTTTCCACCTCTTAATGATTTTGAACTGGTTGTGTAAGATGCTTCTCTATCTACTTTTAGTAATCGGCATTTAACTAATTGTGTTCCTTCTATATTGTAATCAGATACATCAATTAATCTGTAATATGCTTCTTTAATAAAGTATTGTTTTCTAAAATTTAAAGTTATAAAATCATATACCGATAAATAAAAAAATGCTTCTAATACTTTGGAGTTTTTATTTGTTAATTCCTGTAATGTTTTATACCAATATTGTGAATATAAATTTGAATCGGTATAGGTTACATTCCCTGATGCACCAATATTAAAATCATAATAAACTGCCTCAGGTTGTCCGAAACTTAAATCAAATGTAGGTCTATATGGATTATCTAAATGTCCTGCATACGGATATGAAGTCCAATATCCAACGTCTGCACCTGTTGGTGTGTTTTTAATTGTGTACTGTGAACAAGATATTAAACCTCCCCAATAAAGTATTCTTAGTTTTGATTGCCCTTGTTTAACATTTGAACCATCTGCATCTGCAAATCTTATATCAGATATAATTCTATTGTTAGTACCTCCTAATGTATTGCTTAATGGTGTTGCTGCAAAGATTGGTTTTATTTCTTTTGTTTCGGTTAAGAAATCGTTTGTTATGTCAATCAATGCAGTTCCATAAACTTCTTTATAGTCTTTTAAATACTTTTCGTTTTGATAATCTTTGTCTTCTGAATATGTTAATCGGTATCTTTTTTGTTGATTCATACCCATAGGCGTAAGTTTCACATCTTGACCTATGTCTATTTTATTTGTCCAATCAACTGTGTCGGAAGTAAAGTAATCATCTCTTGGCTCTATCAATAAAGTGTTATCATTAGTTTGTTCAAAATAAAGATTAAACATTTTGCTCAAACCTAATATAAAATCCTTTTGTAAAATATCATTTGGCAACAAAGCGTTCATATCTACCGTATCACCATAAATAATATTTGATTGTGGTATTAATGAGAATGCAGAATTAATAGCTATGGTAACATTTATATTACTTCCATTGCTTAATATTTTTCTTATAGATGTTCCTGCAAAGATATTACCATAAACTATTCCCCAATATAGTTTATCACCTGCATCACAATTTACAACAAGACTTGTATATTCAATAGATGTACTTGCACTTGTTGAACCCGATGTACCAGGTGCTGTATAATAAAAATTAACAAATTTTCCATCAACAATATCTACAACACTTCCTACTTTTTTGAATAGCTTTAATTGTGCTGAACCATAAACACCTGATATGCCTGTGTTATTTGTTTGCGTTAAGGATGCAGATATTCCAAACTGATAATTACCTGCTGATGCACAAGTCCATATTCCTGTTGTAATATCAAAATCATTACCTACTGTATTGTGTAATGTATAAGCACCTAATAAACCTGAATCATCATTAAAGACTATTGGGTCTGCTCCTAATACATCATAGTATGTTTTTAAAGTTTGTGTTAATACCGTTGTATTTCTACCAACTAAAAAACTCCTATCATAAATCTCATCATTATCAATAAATAAATTCTCGGCACTAAACGGAACTATTAAACTTTTAAATCTTGTGCTATTAAAAAACGAACTACTATAACTCCATCCTGCTGCTGCAAATAATCTATCTATTATATCCTTGACAAATATTGCAGGTCTAAATGATGTGATACTCCAAACGTTATAATTTGTAGTTAGTCCATAATCAATCATTGGATATACATAACCTTCGCCCAATGTTGGATTCCAGTTGTCTGTTACGTTGTCATAAGTCCAAGCGTGATTTAAATCTGAAAAGTCTAAAGCGTTTAAGGTTAAATTCTTTATGTCATTAAAGAAATTACCAATGTTTGCATAAGCATTAATGTTATAAGCTATTTTGTTTCCATCTAATGTTACAATATTTAACATTTGACAATACCCACTCATAACTACTGCATTGTCATTCATAACAACACATTTAGCTTTTAAGTTCGGGTTGAAGTCTGCATTGAAGTTTGTTAAAGATGTGTTTTGAATTTCTTTATTAACCTCAAATATCATCCCGAATAAAGTAGCTACCGCAGGTGTGTTCTGAATAAGAAATCCCTTTGAGTTGTCTATCTGCTTTTGTTCGGGGTTTTCAATATCAACTATCTTTTTAGTAATTAATATTGAATCATCATTTACAATCGGGCAATTAACACCATTAATAAATACATTTATCATTGTCTTCTATCTTGGTTATCAATCTCAAAACTAAACGAAAGGTTAAATAATTTATCTACGGTGTTTGTTTTATGTTCAAATACATTTGGGTCTTTAACGGTAATGTTTACAAACCCATCGGCACTATTCCAATAAACCATAGGAGAAGTAATTAAATCTTCTAATCCATCAAGTTCCCATTGCTTTAATATATCTGAATTTAGTGTGTAGCTTTCTTTGGTGCTTACAATAAAATTCTTTCCTGTTATATCGTAGCTGTTTCTTACTATCGTGCTTCCTGATATTGGAAGGAATGTTGGATTGTAACTCTGCCGTTCTATTTCGGTTGTATGACGTGAACGCTTGTTAAAAATCCAACTATCCCATCCACCGTATCTATTCAACCAATGTATCTCAAAGGTTTCAAATTTGGAACAAGGTGTCCAGTCTATTTCAAATAAATATGTTCCTGATAATTGATAACCTGCTGACTGTTTTAAACAAATATAAAAATACTTATCTGTACTATTTAAACTCAATATACTTCCACTTCCTATTGCTAACATTGCAGCCGTTCCTATGTTTTGTGATGCTACCATTTGTGCAGAAGCAATAGAACTGCCATAACTAAAATGCAAACTAAAATCACTCTTAAAATATGCAAATTGAGAAACAGCATACGAACCACCCGAACCAACCCAATTCCACATCATTTGGACTAATTGTGATGATGTTATTTTTCGGACATTATACCCACCTCCAAAATATGTAGATGGTGCTGATGATACTTGGGCATCGTTTGCTTGAACCATATTATTAAACCCTGTTAATAATCTTTGTGTTAAAGTATTTGCACCTACACTTGTATTTAATTGGTAGTCTAACCAATCACCAACACTCCACCCTTGATATTTTAATCCTGCATTACTAAACCCAAATACGTTTGATGCTGTTGGGCTTCCTGTTACTGATGGAATTGCACCATAGCTTTCTCCAAATGTTACCTTTGCTGTTTTGTACTTTGTGTTTTCATTTTTTATCCCTGTTGCACTTGTTCTTAAATTAGTAATTCCCTCTGTTATCTTTGACTGTAAGATTTGTCGTGCATCAAATAAGATTTGAGTAGTTGAAGGGATAATGTCATATCGTAAAGTTGCAATAGGTGTAGCATCTGTATCAGGTGAATATACCTTAACCTCTATTTTAAAATTAGGGGCTGTACTTAAAGATGAACTTACTAAAAACTCAATAGGATTACCTACTGGTCTTATATAGTTGTAAGTTGTATAAGGTTGCTGTTGAATAGTAATTGCCATACTATCCTAAAAAGTAATTATTTAAGATTTGTTTTTAAAAACAAACTCAATGTCGTTTAAAACCTTATCACCGTAAACATCTAAGAAGTTAGTTTCAAAAGATTTGAAAAAGTCATCAGTCATAACAGAAGAATAAAACGGCACTCCTTCTGTTCCTTTTCTTTTTATTGACCTCCCTATTATGTAGGCTAATTGGTTTAGTTTGTCTTTGATGGATTGTTTACTCTTAACACCTTTCTTCTTTTTGTCATCTTGGAATCCGTCATAAACTATTCCCCTGTTTCGCATAAAAGATAATATTGCTTCACGTGGTATCGGTCTGCCATTCTTTTTAAACTTAAACCTTCCTGTGTTCTTTTTCTCGTTTGCCCAACCACTTACACCTTCATCAATAAACTCGTAGTAGTAGGGCATATATATTTGAACCACCCACTTAGTTGCATACTCTGTTATCTGTTGGTTATCGGGTTGTCCTACCTCCTGTGCTGTTACACCACTACTAAACCTGTTGTGACCTTTACTATCTTTCATAGTTGAAAGGTTATCTACTATTTTATCAATAGCTGTTTGGAAAAACGTTTCTAAAAAATCTAATTCTTTACTCATTTTTGTAAACTTTCAAATGCTTCCTTATTCAAAATGTATTCCATCCAATTTAATAACTCTGCTGCCTTCCAATCGTATATCTCAACTGTCCGACAATTACATACCTTTGATAACTTCTCCAACCATATAAACCAACTATAAACCTCTAAGAAGTTTCCGCTAATGTTTGGGCTTGGCTCTTCAATATCTTGTTCATCTCCTTCAATTTCTTGAGGGAATAGTCTTGGATAATTCTTGGTGACAAGTTGTATTTGCGAAAAAAAAAATCACTTATTCCTTTTGCAACTGTAATCGGGCAATTATGTAATATGTCATCCGATTTCGTATCAAACTCTTTATCTCCAGTGTCAAGGATGGCAAGTATAATATGAATCTTATCTGATAAGTCTTCCTTGCAGGTTTCTAAGAAGTCAATCATTTGCCCTGCCTTCATATCACTTAGCTTGATGACAAAGTTATATCCGTTCCACTTAGTTACTAACTTGGTTTTAATCGGTTGCTCTAAAAAGCCATACTTAGCCGTTAGCTTAGTTATCTCACTTATCTTTAACTCTAATGCCTCATCAAAGGTTAAACCCTCTATCGCTGCTAAGACTGCTAACTTTTTATCAAACTCATCTTCATACAACTCACTTGCTTTTTGAAGTTCGTATGATTGCTTAATACTAATGTTTTCCCAATTCATTGTTTCAAATATAATACTTTTACCTAATATCATACTTTCCATAGTTCTTATTTAACGATGTAAAGTAATAACGTAAACTGTCAATTCCGTGATTATAGGCATCAATAGGCTTATTAATTTGTTTTCCTGACCTATCTGTATCCCAAATATAACTTCGTAGTTCTTTGATTAGGTTTGTTGATTGTTTAGTTACTAAGAACTTTTGTTCTTGCATAAGACTAATTCCAAACATAACGCTATCCTTTCCTTTGTCAGCACCTTTAATTCTGTATCCATAGTTTGATATGTCTTGAATCGTTTTAGGCTCTGCACTATCTCCCCATATCGTTACACTTCTATCTACTCCCTTTGCTTTATACATATTTGCTATCTCACTATTGACTAATCCTTTTTGGTAGATTATTTCATCAAAGATATATTGTCCGTTCCATTTGTAGATACCTATTAACGTTGTTGGGTCGTTAGTAAATCCCCAGTCTGCACCGTAACCCAATAGTTTAGCTTCCTGTGGTAATTGTTCAATGTCTGTCCAATTACTAAACACTACACCTCTAAGGCTTCCAATGTTTCCAAGTCCATATACGTTCCAAAGGTTTGCCCAATACTCATTTAATATAGTGCCATCGGGGTTATATCCTTTGTCTTTATAGCTTAGTATCTCTTTTCTTTCGTTCTCTCCTAAAAGTTCATTGTCTTTGTATGTTAATTGCAGGAAATCACAATCGCTGCGTCCTATTACTTCTTTATCAATCCAAAACTCTGCATCAGGATTATAATCGCTTATTATCTTATCTGCTCTACTTGCTACTTGCCTATAACTTTCAAAGTCTATTTTATTTACCTCATTAAAATAAGCTATGTCACATCTTAATCCTTTGCCTATGTCTTCCTTATCTAATCCAATAAACTTAATGAATGAACCATTTTTAAATCTATATAAAGTACCTGCTAAGAAATGGCTCTCTTGATATATTCCTGCTAACTGCATCACTTTAACAAAGTCTTTGATGACCGTTAAACGCATCTTAGTTAGTTCTTCAGATACTATTAAAATCTCTTTGTTGGCTTTGCTACTGGCGTGATTGATTAATAGAATTAATATTGAAATTGTCTTACCTGCACCTTGACCACCTCGTATTACTTTAATACGCTTCTTTAATCCGCTTATCTTTCTTAGTGCTGTGGTCTGCTGAATCATTCAAGAGGGTCTATGTTTAAAATGTTTACGTTAGCGGTAACATCTGACTTTGTTTGTTCAGCAAGTCCTACAATTCTATTACCCATATTTGAATTAAAAAACCCTAATAAAGTTCCTGTTTTTATATTATCATTACGTTCTGCATATATGTGCGTAACGATACCCAAGAACTCAGGCTCATATTTATCTGTTTGTTCAAAATATTGATGAATAAAATGTCCATACTTATTGTGATACCAAGCAAAAAACCCATCTAAATCATAAGGCATAGGTGGTTTGTCTTCTACTCTATTTCCATCTTTACCTACATATTGAATTTTAGCCCATTTAATAGCTTCACTATCTTTATGTTGTTTAAATTCTTCCCACGCATCTTTTAGTTCTTGTCCTTTTTTAAATACTCTTGTTGGGTGTGGCATAATTATATCTTTTTAAATACTCTAATATACAATTTTTTTACCGCCATAGCAATTATACTCATATATTTTTATCTTTAATTATTCGGGTTAATGCTCTACCAATACAACCGCTACAATTCAAATCTACTGAAGCATGATATGTTTGTTGGTAGTAATGTCTTAACTCACCTCCGTATTCTCCTAAACTAACTGCTTGGGAAGTTTTATATTCTTTTACTTTTTCAAGTAACCCTTTGCTTAATTCCATTTGTTTAATATTTCTAATCTACGTTCATTAACTGTATCAATCAAATATCTTTTTCTTATATCTTCGTGGAGTTTACTACTTAAATCATTTTGCATATTAGCATTGTTTAACAGCATTGTAGCATACTTTTGGAAGTCTGCCTTATCTTTACACACCAAACTATTAACCATGTGATTTGAAAGCATAGAATAAGGGTGTATGTCTGATACTATTACCGCCTTCTTTGCCCATCCACTTTCAATCATCTTTAACTCTGATTTGTTTTTATTAAACTGATTATTTTTTAAAGGTATCAAAGCTATGGAAGTATCGTGATAATGATTCATATATTCATTCACTGGTAACATATCTTTTTTTAGTGGGTGCTTTATCTTGCCGCACATTTTAAACCATTCATCAGAATAGTGATAACCGCATAAAGTAATTGGTTCCTGTATTTCTCCCAACAGTTCTAAATCCATTGCGTGTGTGCTTGAACCTTGCCACATTAATTTATTATCTACTGTGAAGTCTTGATTGTATTGTGGTTCATTTGGGTCTATTGCATTTCGGCAAACTGTTATCTTACTCTTATCAATTCCTAATTTAACTATTTGACTTCGTAAATGTGAATGTGTTGTCGTGATGTGGTCAGCATATTTAAGTTGGTCTTGAATACATTTTGAATAATTAGTCTTTCGGGCAAAACTAAACATTGGGTGACCGGGT